GCCCAGTATAAAGCTTCTCACCATTAACTATTGTTTCAGTGCTAGTATTTACTGGATATCCATAACCCGCTTTAGCAATTTCAGCTGAAAGAATTTTACCAGCATGTGGATTAGCTGAGCCATTTGCTAATAACACTGGTTGTAAATTAATACTAATCTGTCCACTTCTTTTAATAAGTGCTGATGGTCTTGGTTCAAACATTGAAGCAAACATTTTAACTAGGAGTGGAACATCTTCTATTCCAATCACACCAGGCTGTCGGTCAGGCATAGATGATAAAGTTAATCTGTTAATTCTAGGATAACCAAAAAAGAATTGGCCTGTTCCTGTTCCATGTTTTGGTCCACCAATATGAGGGACCTCGTACAAAGCTTTGGCATTATCGCCTAAAGCCTTTCTTGTTAATTGTAGTAATATTAGAATCTCTCCAAAGAATTTAAATCCTGCAGGGTGAACTAATTTACTAAAGGCTGCTGACCAGTCTGATACGTTCCTACCAGTTCTAATAAGGTATGAAAACTTTTGATAAAAGTCGCTGTCTTGTAATTTAATTGCGTCTGATAGCCAGCCTTTATGATCTATGTACTGGCCTTGTGATGCATCCCATGCACCTGATGAAGGTATTAAAGTTTTGTCCCATGGTCTTGCAACTTCTACTTCTTCATTAAATAATAGTCTGAAGAATATTTCAATAGAATCTGAAGCACCTCTAACTTTATAGAAGTCAACTATCTTTTTATAAAGAGACCTTTTATCTACATTAGATAAGTCTCTAGGAATAGCTGCGGCTACTTCTTTCTGCATCATCTCTAAATAATCTTCTGTGTTCTCATCAATGTCTAACGCTTCTTCAATCGCATTAAGAACATATGATGGACCAGGACCTACCCAATATTTAATTACAGTTGTAAGAGTAGCTTGTAAACCATTAAAGGTATCATCGCTAAAAACAATTCTAAATGTTTTACCGTGAGGGTTCGTATTATTTTTAAGTGACCCAGGAAGATCGTTACCATTAGTAATATTAATCTGTGGTGCACCACTACCTGTAAGAGGAACTGGTATACTTTGTCCAGGAGTGTAGGCAACGCTATTAAATGTTATATTAGCATCAGTATTATTTTTAATTAATAATGTACTACTTGCTCCTTGAAAGTCTGAAAAGAAATGATCATTAGAATTCTCAGGATCCTTAACTCTAAAGATAGCTTGTTTGGTTAAGACAGTATTAAGAAATACTTCGGTCTCTTGATATATAAACTCTTCCATATTATTAAATTCATAATATGATTTAAGTAATTCTTTAATACCTCTTTGATTAGACTGATCGCCATCACCAACTTGGTCCTGAAGAATATTAGTAGGTATGAGTTCATCAAGTCTAAGATTTTCTTTTGTCTTACGCTTACTTGAAGCAACTGATTCGATATAACCAGGTGTTTGTGATTCTCCTCCATATCGAGCCATGTGTTATCCTCTAAGTCTTGATGTAGTGTTATACGATATCGTACCAGTACTTCCTGATACAGCAATGGAATCGATCTCTGGTGTAATGGTAGTCTTTAATGGATCAATTGAAATTAGCTGGTCTCTCTTAGGAGCGATGTCTAATGAAGCTGGTGTTACTGTAATTTTAATTCCACCTGTTGGAAGAATTGAAGGTGCAAAGTTATTTAAGATAACCTTACCTGAAGAAGCATTTACGCTTCCTGCATCGATAACAGTGATGGTTTCTTTACCATCTACGATTTTATAAACATATACTCTACGTTCATCTTTTCCTTCTACTGCTTCATCTCCAAAGAAGTGATCAACTCCACCAACTTTAAATGCTGATGATGTGATAACTGAATCAGTACTACTACCACTGACATAGAAAGAACCTGTAAAGAATAAAGTAAAATTATTATCCTTACGAGTTAAGCTAGGTGTAATTGTTTTAAATAACATAGGTCGTACAGTTGAGTTAACAATTGATGGATCAGCGTTATCAATTGCTTTTAATAGTTGTGAATGTCTGAACACTCCATCAAATTTATTGAGGTTATTAAAACTATAATCTTCTACTGTATCACTGACCACGCTAAGTAGATCACTTGAGCTTCTGTCGGTCAGATTATTATTATATTTAAAGAATACATCTAGCTCTAGGAAAGTATAGTTAGGATCAACCATGACCGGAGTAATAGAGACTACGTTCTTACCTTTAAGTATATTATTCTTAATTGTATTCTTTTGTGCATCTGTTAGTGTTTCGTTTTGTACTGGTTTAACACAGACATATACGCTACCATAATCTGGTGGATCATTGTCTTCACCACCCCAGGTACTAATCGCATCGATGTCTGAGAACTCTCTTTGAATAATAGCACGATAGTCATCTGTGGTTACCGCTCTGTTCTGAGAAGTAAATGTTAGCGGAGCATTATATCTTATTGACTCTAATGTCTCTCTGTCCGAGCCGCCAGTTGACTTACTGACAAGGCTTATTGCGACTGCTGATGCACTGAATGGTCCGATATTAATATTAGATCCCATTCCGAAATTGGTCGCACCATTTACATCCTTACCATTTGTAAACACATAGTCGAGCGTTACGATATTATTTGACAGAGGACGGGCTCCAATCACGCCATCGCCAAAGAACACTTCGTAGTATTCATTTGCATTCTCTTGTAGATGAAAGATACGAGTTGCAGCGTCGACATTCAGTAGCGTTGTATACTTAGTAAAGATATCGAATGCTGAAGATAAATCGTTAGCCTGTACACGAACACGTAGCGTAGATGTATCTGCATCCTTATCTGATATCTGATACTTCTGATTGGTTAAATCATTGTCTACTCTAAACTTTAATGTCTTCAGTGTACCTTCTGCGATCTCCACATTATTAAAGGTATACTTATTTGTAACTGAATCAATGGTTGCGTTATCTGCAGAGAGAACAACGAATGAAAATTCTCTACCGCCAACAGTTGTGACTAACTTTGTTCCTCGTGGCAGTGTTAGGTTCGCAGGATTATTCGAAGCCTGATCACCAGTAAATCCTGTGACCGCAATATTAACAACTGCACGAGAAGCGAGTTTAGACCTTGGAGTATATCCAAGCAACCTTGCCCGAGAGACTACATTACCACGTATCTGTGCTGAGTCTAAGAAGGCCTCATTTAAACTGAAGTGAGCAGCCATTGCATTATAGTGTGTATTATATGCTAATACATCTAAGAGTACACTCATACCACTTCCTTCGAAATCATAATCATTAAATGTCGATTGTGTCTTCAGAAAATTCTTAAGATTCTTTTTAATTTGGTCGAAATCTAATTCCGTTACTTTAAAATTTGTTGCCATAATTCTTTACCTTAGTCTTCGAAGTACTAATTCAACTTCTTGTTCTATATCGTACTCCTTTATATTATAGTGTGCTGTTATTCTATATGCGTTATCATCTGCCAGATCATCAATAAACACATTATATAATTCAATCCTTCCCTCATGTATACGCAATACATTCTCTATATTCTCTTTTAATGCAATCTTTGTTATGGTATCAGCAGGTTCAAATAACAACCCTCTCATATTTGCACCAAGTGTTGGATTAAAAGGCCGATCATAAAAGTTAGATAACAATAAGTTCTTTACTGAATTACGTATTGCCTGTTCATCCTGTGGTATATAAAGATCCTTTGTCTTATCATTTATATAGAGAGATAGATCAAGGTCAGCCCATCCTTTCTTACGAGAGGTACGTGATGAGGTCTCACTATCTGATATCACGAATCCTGCATTGTGTCTATTAACTGTTCCCATGTATCTATTTATATCCTTTTAGTATGAGTTGACAAGGTTCTGGAAAGAAATTTTTCTCGAGAAATTTTTTTTATATAATGCATATCGAAGCAAAACTCAGATTCATATCGAAGAACATGCATGTACTAGCCCCCCGCCACCGCTGCATGCATTTCCCCTCGTATATAATGGCCAATATGCGTACACAGATGCCTCATATAATCTCCGGAAACACTGTACATTTGCTCGAAAGTATGGTATAATATTATAGGCTCTATGGGGGGCAGAGGTAGTAGTCATTATGTACCTGCCTTTGGCTTCGTAGTCTGTGCCGTTGCTGGTGTAGGAGAACTTGCCCCACCTGTACCTGGCACTTCTGTATGTGTATGTGCTGTTAGTGTAACACTCTCATCGCCTTCACTCTTCGCTGTAATCTCTTTTGCACAAGTAGTGGCCTCTGTTACATGCAGTGTACCAGTGATTGTAGTGTTGCCATCTATACTAACAACATCGGATACACTATTGATCTCTACATCTCCTGCGTTATTAATATTAATTGTGGTACCGCTAGAGTGCGTTATATTAATACGATTGTTATCAGGCGTGTTATCATACTCTATTAGGTGACCCGCCTCTGTTCTATGTACATGATTTGTGTTACCATTGATGTGCGCCTCTGGTGGAATATCGGATACGCCTCCTGTGCTACTTGTTATGGTCCCTAATATGATTGGATCCTGTGCGCTTTTGCCATCTCGGAAGAAACCTAGGATCCATGAATCAACCCGGCAACTATGGTTTTTTCCGACCCCTGCAACACTTGCAACGTCATTACCCATCATCACTGTAGCCCATGGTAGTTTATCTGTAGGTAACACTCCCTTGTCCATTGTATGGTAACCAATACACCTTACCTTTACTCTATTCATGTATAATGGATCACTTACGTCTTCTACGATACCTGTAAACCATACAAAGTTGTTATCTGGTGATATAAATTGATCTTCTTTACGGTTAATCATTACTCTGTCTCTCCATTCATGTCCATTATATA